GTATTCCGTCGCTCGTGAAATAATGGAAGCGTAGAAGTTCTCCGTCTCGGAAGATTTTGTATTTTTGGTTTGTCTTTTCTGATATCCCTCTACGTTGCAGCCTTTGGGCTGATCCTTTGAGTTGTACATTGGTAGACATTTTGTGATTGTGAATAATTTCCTCATTCCCAGAGGTACGGGTTTGGCATACAAAGCAATAAGTGTGGCCGTCAGAATAAAGTGAGTTCCCATCTGAACTACCACAGTTATCACAAGGTATATGCCTCTCAAATTCGCTCTCTACGTGAGCCATTCAATTGGTATTGTGTGAAACGCACACCATTTGATACCGAGTTTGTCGCAGTATTTGGCATACGTTGTTTTAGATTTCTTAGAGATCTTGTTGTAGGGAGCCTGAAAGACCATTCTTAGGTCTATTTCAGGGTGTTGCTCCACTACGTTCTTGATCTTTCTTCTGTCTGTACTATCCCAGTAGCCTTTGCATTCTAGGTAGACACCATTAGGTAAGAGAAAGTCAGGAGAATAGTTATGCTGTATTTGATATGGAACCCTTGTTGGTTCGTATTCATAATCAATTTTTAATTCGCATAACAAATCTGAGACCTTCTCTTCTAACTCAGACCTGAACATTAGAAGTCATCAGCTTCTACGGATGATGGAGTTCCAACTGCTTCAACATTTGGTTCATCAGCTTTAAAGCCTTTTGTCTTACCAAATAATTCAGCAACTCCAGCTTGATCTAAGTCTCCAGTATCTACTCCAGCTCCTCCTTGAACCGTTACGATCTGCACTCCAGAGAGCTTCAGAGACGTTCCATAGGAGATACCATCTCTTAGTAGGTAAGGCTTCTGGATAAAGCCTAGCTTGACCGTAGACCCCGCATACACAGGTGTATTAGGATCACTGATTGGAGTACCTTCAGTGTCAACTACTGGTGGTTTCTTATCTTCAGCCCATGAGAATTTGATGATGTATTTACCATCACTAACTTCTTCCCAAGGCTCAGGCTTTAGAGAGGATCTCTTAGGGTTCTTGAGCTTAGACTCAGCCCACTTAAGACAATCACTTCTCTCTTCTTCTAACTTATCAATCAAGTCTTGACCTACTACAGCTCTCAAGCTATAGCCGTATTGACTCGGCTTCATTACAGCCTGATACCCCTCTAATACAACGGGTTCAGGTGTTACATGGATGTTTCTCATTAACAAAAAAAGTAAGTGGATTCAATTACGGATTCTGGTTTCAAGTCTCCTATAATCGGTGGTTCAGATTCAGCTCCTATCTGGTTAGCGAAATCTGTTAGGTAATCATGCTCTGCGAACAGGTGCATGTATGTTTCTCTGACAATTCTGGATAACTCAGTCATATCAGTAGCTCTACATAGAACTGAATCATGTATAAGAGCTATTGGATTGTGAAAGTCTAAAGCTGAAAGACACAACAATGAGGCATCTAATGAATGGATAAGATTTGGAGCTGTAGCAGCCTTATGTCTAGCCTTATCAACCTCATCTTTATCTCCAGTAGCAACTCTCATGTTGCACTGACCTAAGACCTGTAAGGTTATACGTTCATATTCTTTCTTGAATATCTTCTGGGAGACAACAAACCCTGATGGTGTTACCCATTCAAGATGATCAGCTCCACGTTTGATAGCTTTACTGACTTCATCCTCTATCCATTTCATAACCTTCATTGGGCCAGGTACTATGACATTCATTGCATCTCTAACTGCGTTAACTGTTTGAGTTAACTCTTCCTTCTCAACCTCTATATCTTTATCCTTTAAAGCATCTCTAATGTACGATCTATTACTAAATGGTTTAGCGTTATATGGGATTGTCATTACTGTACGTTTCGTACATTTACGATCCCAGTCAGGGCGGAGCTTTATAGGTATATTTGGTTTAGAAGTTTCAGCTATAACTTTATAAGCATCTTGTGGTTTATCACTAGGTATTACATTAACGAGTTCAGCTGTTGATTTATCTTTAGCCAAACCTGCGAGGATCTGTAAGCCACTACATGTAGCGTCTATAGCTACTGGTAGACCAGTGCTTATCCTGTCTCTCTTTATTACACAGTGATAGAACTCATCACATGCAGCTAAGAATTGCCAAGGTTCCTCAGCTTCCTCCCATTCATGGAGGTTATCTAGTGGATCAGTTGCAATTCTCTCTATTAAATCTTCATTTGAATATGTCCAGCTAAGACGATCATTCAATGTTTCCTTATCTAATCCATAAGTGGTAGCTACTTGAAACCTTAACCATCTCTCTGCCTCATCATCCATAAAGGATTCTTCATGGAAGCGAATCAGACTTTTCCCAAAGTCCGTACATTGAGGCGTGAGGAAGGCGGGTATCGGGTAGATCCGACCTCGGTAATCAAATGACCAAGGAATGTAGAACTTTTCTTTATTCTTAAAGCGTTCTACTGTCTCCATTGTCATACGAGTACGACAAGATTTCTTAAACTCTTGAGCTTGAAGATTTAATACCTCAGATGCTTCTCTTCTGTATTTCTTTCTAGATTCTTCATTGTCAGCTATGTCAACAGGTTTGGGTGGTAGCTCGTGATGACATATTGGTAGGAACTTTCCCACCGCTACACCCTTCCGTTGGAGTATTTCAGCTACCTCAACAACGAAAGGGTTCAGGGTATAAGCAACCTTTTGGATTTTATTAAGGAACGCAAAAGGTCTTTCTCCCTGTATACGTGACGACTCGCTCCTGCGAACCATGTCATGCCCGTGCATCACTTCGTTTAGGAGATATCCTCCCTTTCTTTCAGGTGTCCAATCATTTGGCTCAATCAACATTGGCCAAGCTAGTGGGCTAAACAACTCAGCATTGAACATGACCTGATCTTTGATAGCCATGAACTCAGGTGTAGGTACTACGTAACTATTTGTTTTTCGTCCCAACCGTCTTATTTCTTTCTCAAACCACTTGCTTGTCTCAATAACACAATTCAAAAGCCAGCCTCCAAGCTTGACTCGATTACCTCGTCCCCATGCTTGCCATTGCTGTACTTCGTAACGATTCATAAGTGTTTGAATCACAACAATCTTTTGATCTGTCCCTATCGCACGATGCCAATAGTTCTTTTTAAGAGTCTCTAGTAAACCTGGAGCGTGTCTTTCAAAATGTCGCATCTTGCATTCGTTCTCTATACCCTGCCCTATGGCATCACATATGTTTACTATCTGATTACTTTCATCTTTATGACTGAATACCTTATCGATTGTGATCTTGCACGTTATAGCCGCAGCTGCAAGTGGCTCAATATCAGATAAATATTGTTTAATTTCTACGAAAGATTGTCCAGTATGTCCTTCATGAATTCTTGTATTAGTTTCTTTAATTCTTTCAACGACTAATGGTAATAATGCATCAATTGTTGTTATCCCGTACACAGAAGCTGAAGCATAATCTTTTTCTTCAAGCCTTTTTGTGTTCTCTTTAAGTCTCTTTAACCCTTGAGCAATTGCGGCACGTTCATGCTTAATCTGCTCATCAATCTGATGCGGTGTATGCATAAATTAAGCTCACTAGATTTGGTTATATGTCTAAGTGGATCCAATACATATTGGTATCACTGACTTTATAAAGAGGGGCTTACTTCTCAGTAAACCCCAGTTGTAAATAGATGACTAAGAGTAATCAGATTTTAAGTCTGGTGCGTCTACCAATTCCGCCACACTCCCAGTCATAGCAAGGGATCTCAGAGGCCCATTACATGCTGATCTTAGTATATGCACACGTCCGTGTAAATAAAAAGTACTAAAAC